GTCCATGGCGGTGACCCGGGTGGTGCAGTTGACATCCAAAACGTCTTTGTAAAGAGACGCCTCGGATCTGGTACAAAAGCAAACCCGGCCTTACACGGTACGAATTGGTGCGAGCAGAAGGAGGAGTAATCGCCGTCCGTATTGACAGCCGTTTCCTTGAATCCTTCGCCCATCCCATAGTTCATACCGTATGGATTAGTGGAATAATATGCCTGCAACTTGGCCGCATTGGCCCGAGTAGTGACACACCACATGTCGTCGCCCAAGAAGATAGCGTAACACAACCCACTTATGCCATGCTGCCGTTTTCCTGATTCGAAAATAGCTGCATTGGCAAGAGTGTTTCCACAGGACGTGGATCCGTCGCCTGAATGGCGAGTTCCTTCTTCGTCCAAGTGGTAAGTCACGCCCACCTTCTTGTTTCCGCCCTTCGTCCGACGCATACCTGCCAACGCCTCGCGAAAGAGATCATGTTGGGCACTGCCCTCCCAGTCAATGTGGGGATAGTACAGCTCCCAAATGGATGTGTGGTTTTCACCAAACTCATCCAGTCCCCCGGCCTCAACCGCTGAAAGAAAAACACCAAAGTTGGCGTCCCACCTGTTCGCATCAGCTTCAACTATAACCGGTTCATCATCATGATGACCAGTTTGTTGATAACTTTGCCACAGATTTTCCAGTGCCTGGTTGGCCCAAAGATTAATCTCCTCCATCTGGACGCCCGATGCATAGACAAGTGAGCCGGGCTGGCCCTCATTGTCCCACACCGGCAGGGAAGTGTTAACCAGCTTGCCAAGGGCCTTGAACGTCGGTACCGTGGCAACAGCAAAGGCTGGCTCACGGCCCGATATAGCACGAGGATCAGGCACTTTCGTGACCTTGTCATCCTCCCGTGTTAATCGCTCAGTTTTGACATGCATTTTGATGTTGAAATCGCGTGGTCGCAAACGCCCCTCTGAATGGATCCTTTCCAAGGCTTTGGCAAGCACCGGCCGCATACCTGGACGGGACTGAGCCATCCATGCCGCCGTGTCTACCTTGACCTTTTCTTGAGGTTCCCGAGAGCCGCTACCAAAATAGTTTGATTGCATTACCAGGTCTCGCATTGTGTCAACATACCTTGCACGTGCCTCCTCAGACACTGCTGGTTTCTCCACCAGCGCAGGGCCAATGATCCGTGTTTGTATAGCTCGCATTACTGAATTTTGGTCTGTAATGTGGGCTGACACGCATGTCCCGTCGCTGATCACTCCCGCTGGGACAGCTATGATCGGGTTATCACGCTGCTTCCCGTCAGGGGCCCGATCCGCCCTCAGGTTCTCATGGGGCGAATCAATTGGTGGTACGGCCACAGCCCGCAGGTTCGGTTGGAAGTCGGGAACATAATCATGGCCACCTGGGGAACAGCAGCCCAATGTGAAGAAGCTGCACAAGCGGTCCCACCACGAAGGGTGCATCCACTTTTCCCTCTGGCGGTTCACGCGCTGTTGCTCTAAAGCCCCAGCACGCAACACCCGATACATTTGGCTGTTATCATTGTTTGTCAGCGCGTGAGCACACAGTGCTGACACCAAAGCTGCAGCCGTTCCCTTAGGTACTCGTCCTTTGTTGCTAGCCCACAGCACCGCCTTGGAAGCCACAGCAATTGCTGCCTCCAAAGTCTGCTGATTGAACTCGCGCCCTACCATAGCCGTTGTGACCTTATCATACACCTCATGAGGAAATATCACATCCTCGTGGTGTGGCCTTTGCCAGCGCCAAAAGGCAGCTGGGTTAAAGGGGTCTACACGCCCATGGTAGAATCGGCAAACTACCTTATCATCCTCCTTCACCTCGCCAACCAGACAGTCTAAGACGTCCTCCTTCTCCCCTTCCGGAGGAGCAGGTGAGTCGTCCCAAACTGGAGCCGGAATGTAGGCCCCGGGGGGTGAAGCATTGAATTGGGCCAGCCAGGTGTATTGCGTGACCCCTTCCATTGCTCCTCGCCAATCAACTCTTGTTGACTCCCAGGTAACCGTACGCACTGCGGTATCCCCGTCTACCTTCACCATGGCGGCATAACTGTCCCAAAGCCAGTCTGCTGCTGGTTCGCAGTAGACCTTAGGGCTCGGTTCGTTGTCCGCACTTCGGTTCCTTGAGTAGATGAAATCAC